CGGAGGTACGAGGTGGCCGCGTCGCGGGTGTTGAAGGTCTTGAGGGTGGAGGTGTTGGCGCTCATGGCGTCTCCTGTGAGGTGTGGGTGGTGGGTGGCTTGCTACATTCTAATTATAGGTCATCTTGGGGCGGTGTAAACACTTATTTTCAATTTATTTTCAGACCAACCGACGCAGCTTGTTGGCGACGTCGAGGATCAGGTCACTGGCGTCAAATTCGTTATCAATCCAGATCTCGACCAGGTCCTTGGTGGTGAGGGTCTCGTCATCACCGATCTCTGAGTTATTGAGATCCTGAATCACCTGCAGGGCAAAGACGTCGAGCGGGTCCACGTTGAGAGACTGGAGGAACTTCTGAGCTTGGCGAATCTTGTGAAGTTGGGTGATGGTGGACATGACGTTCTCCTAGAGTGAGATCCTAGATTATAAAGGGCAGATCCTAGAGTGAGATCCTAGAGTGAGATCCTAGATTATAAAGGGCAGATCCTAGAGTGAGATCCTAGAGTGAGATCCTAGATTGTCAGGCGTAGATCGGACGGACGGTGAAGTTGATGGATCCGTGTTGGAGGTCGAGCTTGTCGCGGAGCTTCCGAGCGGCTTGGGCCGTGGTGCAGCGTCGGATGATTTGCTGCGTTTTGAGATTGATGACGAGATAGAACTTGGGCATAGATTTTCCTGTGAGGTGAAAGGTGTGAGTGGTGTGCGACTACCGTGTGACGGTGACAGGGGCGGGGTATGTGCCGCGCGTGACCTTGATGTGGCCTTGCTTTTCCAAGCGCGCGGTCACTTCATCGATCGTGGCAAACTTGACTCCGGTCAGTTGTTGGATTTGAGAGAAGGTCAAAGGAGTGCCTGACAGGCAATCCCAAATCTTCTTGGTGGCGGTGGTCATGGTGGTCTCCGTGTGACTTGCTACATCTACCATTATAGTCCTTCGCCATCTTTTGTAAATACTTATTTTCAAAGTATTTTCAGAAGTTTGAGTGACTAAAAATGTGGCACATTGACACTGATGGGAGAGAGAATGGGAATTTCTTCGCGGTAGAGATATAGACCGAATTCATTGATACTCTCAGAAGAGTCTATTTGATCAGAAAATGATCATTCAAACTTTTTGAAATACTTTGAAAATAAGTATTTACAAAGATGATGGAAGGACTATAATAGTAGATGTAGAGAGAATCCTCTACCCACCAAGGAGAATCAAATGTCACGGTTAGAAGATCTTTGTTACGACAAATCACTTGAGGAAATCAATTTCAAATTCTCCTCGATTCTTGAACTCGCGTCGGAAGAAATGGACGCGGAAGATGGGGACGAGACCGCGGGATATGAACTTCATGCGGCGGTTGCACATCTCTACATGAAGAAACTCGTCCGAGAATATCTGAACCACAAGGATGAGTTGATTCGCGAAATGGCGAAGGAACTTCACGCGAAGAAGTAATTAACTCTACCGCTTAGCACAATGGACTGGGGTCATTGATCCTGGTCCATTGCTTTATGTGGAGGTGGAGGGAGAGATTCTCAATCACACATAGATCATTGGTGGAGAGAGAATGTGGTGGTGGTGATGGAATACTTCACCCAATGGTGGGAGAGTTGTCTTCCTCAATGGAAAGCGAAATACCTCATGGATAGACGGAAAGTTGATTACTCATTGATCTTGATACGGAGATCTATGAACTTTGTGGGTGGGTGGAATACTTCATACGTAGGTGGAAAAACTGCGCCCGTGGGAGGATCTAGGAAATTCCACCTCAAAGTTGATTGACCCTCGCACTAGGCACAATGAACTCACCATCATCTCCATAGACACCGTTGCAGGTGCACAATGAACCAATAGTCTACTAATTTGGTAGATTACTCATCAAAAATTGCGCACCTTACCCCAAGTAAAGATGCGCAAAGATTCGTTGATTCCAAACCGCTTACGAGAAATTTGCACATCTGCGCAACTTCCGGGTATTCTAGCCCCTTTTCTCTATTTTTCTCTCTCTCTTTTTTTTTTACTTATACTTTATGAAAGAGATGCGCATATGCGCAAATATCACCTAAGTTCTTATGATTCCACCAATTATATCCCCCAACACCATATGTGTCGAAGATGCGCATATATGCGCAAAATTGATCATTATGTCTTACGGCGAAAGGAATGCGCATCTGTTTCCCCACCACTCCACGGTTCTCCCACGTCGCGCTCTGGACCACGGAAACGAATCGATGAGTAACCCACCATTTATGGTGTCTTCGTGTCACGGATGAACCTACAATGAATGACGGGATGGGTCCAATGGATTTGACCAAAGGTAGAATGACATCAATCAAACTCATTGACACAATGATGAGAGTCTATGGCGCCACGCTCATTGACCCTCCAACGTTGCTCAATGGACTGGGGCCCAGGCACATTACTGCCTTGGGCCGGTCGGACTCTGAGCCAGGCAAAAAAATGCTAGGGCAAAGTTTTATGTTCCGTAATCACCCATTTACGTCGTTTACACAACCCGTCGTTCCAACCGCCAGGAACCACGAGCGAGCAACCAACCACACGGCGCGAGGAGTAACGTATGGCCCACACCACCCAGTATGTCAAGAAGACCGATCGACCCTACGTCAAGAAGGCCGTCAAGGCCGAGTTGCTCGAGGCCAAGCTCGTCGCGCCGCCCGTCCCCAAGCAGAAGCAAGCCAAGGACCCGCTCACTGGCCTCACTGGGCCCGAGGAGCTGTTCTGCCGCGAGGTCTTGCGCACCGGCTCTTCCAACGAGGCCTACCGCCTCTGCTTTCCTGAGCTCGCCGCCCGCCAGTCAGATCGGATGGTCTCACAGACCGCCTGCATCTACCTGAAGCGGACCTTCGTGCAGAAGCGCCTGATGGAGCTCCGCACCGCCCTCACCGACGAGACGGGGGTTACCCTCAAGGAGCACCTCACTGAGCTCGGCCGCCTGCGTGAGATCGCCGTGAAGTACAAGCAGCTGTCGGCTGCCATCGCCGCTGAGACGAACCGTGGCAAGGCGTCGGGCCTGTACGTGGAGAAGGTGGAGCACACCGGGATCGTCAACATTGTGGCCTCCGCCGTCGACGAGCGGCTCTGATGGCCGCCCCCGCCATGAAGTTCACCAAGAAGCAGGAGGAGGCGCAAGAGGTCATCGCCGGTCTGGCCACCCACATCATGCTGTTCGGCGGGTCCCGCTCCGGCAAGACGTTCCTCCTCGTCCGCAACGTCGTGATGCGGGCCTTGAAGGCCCCCGGCAGCCGCCACGCCATCTTGCGGTTTCGCTTCAACGCCGTCAAGGCGTCGGTCGTCCTGGATACCTTCCCCAAGGTCATGCGTCTGTGCTTCCCGGGAGTCAAGTTCCGGGTGGACAAGTCCGACTGGTTTGCGGAGTTTGAGAACAGCAGTCAGATCTGGTTCGGGGGCTTGGACGACAAGGAGCGCACGGAGAAGATCCTCGGCATGGAGTTTGTCACCATCTATCTAAATGAAGCGAGTCAGATCCCCAAGGGCAGCCGGGACCTAGCCGTCACCCGCCTGGCCCAGCAGGTCAACCAGGTGATTCAAGGTCGCGAGGCCACCCCACTCATGCCGCGCATGTACTACGACTGCAACCCACCCAGCAAGGCCCACTGGTCCTATAACATGTTCATTGAGAAGCGGGACCCGGACACCAAGAAGCCGCTCGTCCGCCCCGACGACTACACCAGCTTTCAGATCAACCCCGTCGACAACCAGGAGAACGTGTCACCCGACTACCTCGCCACCCTCAAGGGCCTGTCAATGCGGTTGCAGAAGCGGTTCCTCCAGGGGGAGTTCGGGGACGCGACTCCCAACGCCCTGTTCCACGACGAGGACTTTGACAAGTGGCGGGTGCTAGATGGGGGCCGCCTGCCGGAGTTCGTGCGGGTCGTGGTGGGGGTGGACCCCTCGGGGGCCGACAGCGACAACCCGGAGAACGACGCGATCGGCATCTGCGTGGGGGCCCTCGGGTCCGACGGCAACGCGTACCTGCTGCAGGACTGCACCGTCCAGGCTGGGCCCGCCACCTGGGGCCGGGTCGTGGGCCAGGCGTTCGACCGCCACGAGGCGGACGTCGTCGTGGCGGAGATGAACTACGGCGGGGCCATGGTCAAGTCGACCATCCAAACGGCGAGGCCAAGGACCCCCTTCAAGCCCGTCACCGCCACCCGGGGCAAGGCCATCCGGGCGGAGCCCTTCTCGGCCCTGTACGAGCAGGGGCGCATCCGGCACGTGGGTGACTACTTCGAGCTGGAGGACGAGCTCTGCGCCTTTTCGACCGCCGGGTACCTCGGGGGTCGGTCCCCGAACCGGGCAGATGCTTGGATCTGGGTCCTGGCTGAGCTTTTTGGGGGCATGGTGTCCACGAAGAAGAAAATAATTGACGTGGTGCCATTGCCGAGTGTAAATCGCTGGTAAACGAACCTATAATGCAGGACGGAGGGTCTTGGGATGTCACGACCGACCAACGAGCAGCGCCTAACGACCGTGCACGCCCTGGCCCTCCGCCAGTTTGACGACATTCAGTCCTCCGTCCGTGAAGAGCGGCTGCAGTGCCTGGAGGACCGCCGCTTCTACTCCATCGCCGGGGCTCAGTGGGAGGGGGACCTCAGCAAGCAGTTTGAGAACAAGCCACGGCTCGAGGTGAACAAGGTCCACCTCGCCGTGATTCGCATCTTCAACGAGTACCGCAACAACCGGATTGACGTCGTCTTCGCCAGCAAGGACGGGTCCACCGAGGACGACGCCTTGGCCGACACCTGCGCCGGGCTGTATCGGGCCGACGAGCAGGACAGCTCCGCCGAGGAGGCCTACGACAACGCCTTTGAGGAGGGGGTCGGTGGGGGCTTCGGGGCCTGGCGGCTCCGGGCCACCTACGAGAACGACGAGGACCCGGAGGACGAGAAGCAGCGGATCCGGTTCGAGCCCATCTACGACGCGGACAGCTGCGTGTTCTTCGACCTCGACAGCAAGCGGCAGGACAAGGCGGACGCGAAGCACTGCTTCGTGCTGTCCTCCATGACGGTGCCGTCCTTCATCGAGACCTTTGACGACGACCCGGCCAACTGGCCCAAGTCAATCAACACCAACCGCTTCGACTGGGCCACCCCGGACGTCGTCTACATCGCGGAGTACTACAAGGTCGACGAGGTCAAGGACGTGGCCGTCACCTTCGTGGCCCTCACGGGTGACGACGAGACCCACCTACAGAGTGACCTCGACGCCGACCCCGCCGTGCTGGAGCAGCTGCTCGCCACCGGGTGGAAGGAGACCAAGCGGAAGAAGCTCAAGACCCGGAAGATCCACAAGTACCTGATGAGCGGCGGCAAGGTCCTGGAGGACTGCGGCCGCATTGCCGGCAAGTGCATCCCCGTCGTGCCCATGTACGGCAAGCGCTGGTACGTGGACGGCATCGAGCGGTGCATGGGTCACGTCCGGCTGGCCAAGGACCCGCAGCGGCTGAAGAACATGCAGCTGTCGAAGCTCGCCGAGATCAGCAGCCTCTCCAGCGTGGAGAAGCCGATCCTGACCCCACAGCAGATCACTGGCCATCAGCTCATGTGGGCGGACGACAACATCAAGAACTTCCCCTACCTGCTCATCAACCCCCTGACCGACGCCAACGGAGGTGAGTTGCCCTCGGGGCCGGTCGCCTACACCAAACCGCCCAATGTGCCACCCGCCATGGCCGCCCTGCTGCAGATCACCGAGCAGGACATGCAGGAGATCCTCGGGAATAGCCAGCAGGCTGACAAGATGGTCTCCAACATTTCAGGCAAGGCGGTGGAGCTGATTCAAAACCGCCTGGACGGGCAGGCCTTCATCTACATCTCTAACATGGCTAAGGCCATCCGCCGATCGGGTGAGATCTGGTTGAGCATGGCGAAGGACTGCTACCCCGGCGACGAGGAGAAGCGTAAGATGAAGACCGTCGGGGCCCGGGGTGAGGTCGGGTCCGTCCAGCTGATGAAGCCCGTCGTGGATCCCACGTCTGGCGAGATTGAGGTGGAGAACGACCTCAGTGAGGCCTTCATGGACGTGTCGGTGGACGTCGGGCCTTCCAGCAACAGCAAGCGGGACGCGGTGGTCCGCAGCCTGACGAACGTCATGGCGCTGGTCCAGGATCCCGAGACCCAGCAGGTCATCCAGTCCATGGTCATGATGAACATGGAGGGTGAGGGCATCGGGGATGTGCGCGACTACTTCCGCCTCAAGCTCGTGAAGATGGGGGTCGTCAAGCCCACCGACGACGAGAAGGTGATGCTCACCGCCATGCAGCAGAACCAGCAGCCCGACCCCCAGGCTGTCCTCATGGAGAGCATGGCGGCCAACGAGCAGGCCAAGGCGGTCAAGGCCAAGGCCGACACGGTCAAGGTCATCGCCGACACCGAGAAGATCAAGGCCGAGACCGAACAACTTATTGCCGGCCTTGATATTAATGCCCAAGACCATGCACTTCGTGTTATGAAGGAGTTGAACACCACCAGTGGGAACCAGCCGCCCACCCCCTCGGCTGAGTTGCAAGGAACAAAACCATGAGCGTCACCATCACTACCCCCGAACCAACTGACGATCTTGTAGTTGAGGTGCCAGCCGAAGGTGCGGCCGCCGACGAGAGTCCCGAAGGCGGAGCCACCGTAGTCGCTGACCCTGAACCTGACGAGGTAGTCATCTCCATCGGCGAGCCCGCCCCTCCCGCCGAGGATGAGAGCAAAGCGCCCGAGTGGGTGCGTGAGCTGCGCAAGAAGCATCGCGAGGAGGTGCGGTTACGAAAGGAGCTCGAGGACAGGATCAAGACGCTCACGGCTGAGCCCAAACCAACCGTGCTGGCAGTCAAACCCACCCTCGCCGGCTCTGACTACGATGAAGAGGCCTTTGCCGCCGCCCTCGACCAGTGGCACGAGTCCAAGCGCCAGGTCGACGAGCAGGAGCGTGCTTCGAAGGAGGCCCTGACCAAGGCTGACGCCGAGTGGCAGGCAAAGCTCGACAGTTACACCAAGGCCAAGTCCGAACTGAAGGTCAAGGACTTTGCAGAGGCCGAAGCCGAAGCGAAGACCACGTTCAGCACCACGCAGCAGGGCATCATCATCCAGGGTTCAGAGAACTCTGCTTTGATGGTCTATGCCCTCGGGAAGAATCCTGAGCAGGCCCACAAGCTGGCCACCATCCAGGACCCCGTCAAATTCGCGTTCGCTGTCGCCAAGCTGGAGGTTCAATTGAAGATCACCAAGAAGTCATCCCCACCCCCACCTGAATCCGCCGTCGTCTCGACGGGTCGGACCGGCGGTACGGTGGACTCTGCCCTTGACCGCCTTCGCAATGAAGCTGAGAAGACCGGCGACTACACCAAGGTCACCAAGTACAAGGCTCAGCTCAAAGCCAAGGCGAACCAATAACCCCTTGAAAGGAATTTCCCATGGCCAATGCCTTTTCCAAAGAGGAGCGGGTAGCTTTCGAGCAGATCCTCGAAGCTTTCAACGACGCCCTCGTGCTCAGCCGGAACGTCTCGCTCTACAACACCGACCAGGTGATGATGGAGCGCACGTCGGACATCATCTGGCGCCCCCAGCCCTACATCGCTGCCTCCTTCGACGGCACCGATCAGTCCGCCAACTTCTACGACAACACCCAGCTGTCCGTCCCCGCCACCATCGGCTACAGCAAGTCGGTGCCCTGGAGCATGACGGCCACTGAGCTCCGCGACAAGCTCCAGGAGGGTCGCCTCGGCGACGCCGCGCGTCAGAAGCTCGCTTCCGACATCAACGTGGCCGTCAACACCGTGGCCGCCAACTACGGCACCCTCTTCGTCAAGATCACCCCCGCCGCCACCGGTTTCACCGACGTGGCCGCTTGCGAGGCGATCATGAACGAGCAGGGCGTCCCCGCCTTCGACCGGTACCTGGCCCTCGGCACCCGCGACTACAACGGCATGGCTGCCAACCTCGCCAGCCGGAACGTCGTGGACGGCAAGGTCCTCACGGCCTACGAAAAGGCCTACGTCGGCCGGATCGCCAGCTTTGACACCTACAAGTTGGACTACGCCAAGAGCCTGGCCCTTCAGGCCGGCGGCGCCGGTATCACCCTCAGCACCTTGGACGGCGGCGCCAACACCTACGTCCCCACCGCTACCGCCACCGCCACCACGGGTGAGGTCAGCAACGTCGACAACCGCTTCCAGACCATCACGGTCACCACGTCCGCGGGCGTCAAGGCGGGTGACGCGTTCACCATCGCCGGTCTCAACGCCGTCCACCACATCACCAAGGGTGACACGGGCCAGCTGAAGACCTTCCGAGTCATCTCGGTTCCCGCCGGCGGCGCCACGTTGGTCATCAGCCCTCCCATGATCACCAACCAGGTGGCCACGGACGCTGGCACTCAGTACAAGAACTGCGTCATCAACACCAAGGCGGCCAACTCCGCCATCGTGTTCCTGAACACGGTTTCCGGGGTCCTGAACCCCTTCTGGCACAAGGACGCGATCGAGCTTCTGCCCGGCCGCTACGCGGTTCCGACCGACGCCGGTGCCGCCGTGATCAAGGGCACCACTGACCAGGGCGTGGAGCTGGTCATGACCAAGCAGTTTGACATCAACACCCTCAACACGAAGTTCCGCATGGACACCCGCTTCGGCGTGTGCATGAAGCAGCCCGAAATGGCTGGCGTCATCATGTTCAGCCAGACCTAAACCGCTACTGGGAGGACCCTCCGGGGTCCTCCCCCATTCACTCAGAAAGGAGATCCAATGGGCATTATCTACGCCAACGGCACCCAGGAAATTGCGATTACGGCCACCTACCAGCTCACGGTGTCCAGCGACGACAAGGTCAAGATCTTCAAGAAGCTCGGCTTTCCCAACCAGCCCGATAGTTGGGCCATCGTCACGGAGACCACCCCCGGTGCCAACTACACCACGGCGGTCTACGCCGCTGGTGCCACGCTCCGCGTTGAAGCGGGTGCCGCCCCGGTCTACTACTCCCAGGCCGTGGACGCGGTGCGCAAGCCGCTCACCAAGCAAGCCGCGGCCGTCGCCAAGGCCGACGCTGACGCGTCCGTCACCGCCGAACAGCTGATCGCGGGCATCTGCGTTCACACCGTGACCACCGGTCGCACCTTGACCACCCCTACCGGCGCGGCCATCACCGCCGGTTGCCAGGTCACCCCGGCGCCTGGCGACTCCTTCGAGTTCACCCTCATCACCGTCGGGGCTGGGGCTGATGACATCAGCACCCTCACCGCTGGCGACGGGGACGTGACCATCGTCGGTACTGCCACCGTCGGACCCTCCGGCTCCACCTTCAACAACTTCGGCACCTTCCGCTTCCGCTGCACCTCGGTGGGCGTTTGGGTTGCCTACCGCATCGGCTAGGTCACTGGGGAGGGTTCTTCGGGGCCCTCCCCTTCTTCACCACCCACCACCTAAAGGAGCCAGTCATGGCTAAGAAGGCGAAGAAAGGCAAGAAGGGCGGCAAGTGCTAGATGGCCACTAAGAAGTCAGCCCCCAAGAAGGTGACCGTAGTCATGGTCATGCCCAAGGGCGGACCGCCCAAGAAGGGGATGGCCTCTATGTCCAAGAAGAAAGGTGGTAAGAAATGCTGCTAGAATTTCCGCGATACATGTTTAACCAGGGGCAGGTGAAGTTGGTCAACGACCTGGATGACTTCAATGATCACCTGATGAGTGGCTGGGTGGGTACTGCCAGTGAGGACGTAGATGAGGCCCCTGAGCTACCGGTGGTTGAGGTCGAGGAGCCGCTTCCTGAGGTCGACCAGGTCCCGCCGACACGCGAGGAACTTGAGGCCAAGGCCCACGAGCTCGGCCTCAAGTTTCACCCCAACCTGGGTGACGCGCGGCTGCAGTCGATGATCGAAGACGCCCTGGAGGCCTGACATGTCGTACACCAAGCGCCAGTTCGTGGAAGCAGCTTACGAGGAGATTGGCATCGCCTCGTATAACTTCGACCTCGATCCTGAGGCCCTGCAAAGTGCCTTGCGGCGCTTGGACGCCATGATGGCCGAGTGGAACGCCAAGGGGATCCGACTCGCCTACCCCCTACATGGAAGCCCGCAAGACAGTGATCTGGCGGAGCTTTCCACGGTGCCTGACTCCGCCATCGAGGCCATCATCACCAACCTTGGGATCCGACTCGGGCCCCAGCTCGGCAAGACCCTGAGCCTCGACACCAAGTTCATCGCCAAGCAGGCTTACAACACGCTGCTCTCCCGGGCTTGCTACCCGCCTGAGATGGGATTGCCCACCACCATGCCCATCGGCGCCGGCAACAAACCCGGTCGGTGGTCTCGGACCTTCTTGAACGCCCCTGAGCCGCGGCTTGACGCCGGTGACGACTCCCACATCGATCTCGATTGAGGTAACCATGACCACCATCAACCAGCTTTCCACCATCTCGACCTTGACCTCCGGTGACAAGCTGGTCGTGTGGTCGAATGACAACGGGGACTCCCGCAAAGCGTCCCTGTCGGCTCTCATGGACTTCATTGAGAGCAACTTTGCCTCACCCACCTTCACCACGATCATCGCGGCTCCGACCTTGAGCGGGTTCAACTACCAGATGACCCCCTACACCACCGACGTGTGGTTGATCCTGAACCCCACCGGCGTCTTTGCTGCGGGCACGATCACCCTTCCGGCCACGGCAGACTGCTTCGATGGGCAGACGATCATCGTCGCTTCCAGCCAACTCATCACTGCCTTGACCCTCGCTGGCAACGGCTCGACATTGGTGGGCGCACCTACCACCATCGGGGTAGGGGGGTTCTTCCAGCTTCGGTTCAATGCCCTCCAGGCCACCTGGTATTGCCAGAGTCAGAACTACGGCAACACCTTCACCACCATCGTCCTGGGTACCGGAATCAATGACACCAGTTCCAACGAACTGCTAAAGGTCACCGCTACCGCGGCTGCCATCAACGAGTTCACCTTGGCCAATGCTGCCGCGGGCGGGGCCCCCACCTTGTCGGCGACCGGTGGCGATGCAGACATCTCCATCAATTTGGTGGGCAAGGGCACTGGGGTCATCAAGGTCGGTGGGTTGGAGGTGGCCGCCATCTCCGGGGCCCAGACCCTCATCAACAAGACCCTGACCTCTCCCGTGCTGGTGACCCCCGCCCTCGGCACCCCTGCTTCTGGGGTGCTCACCAGTTGCACCGGCCTTCCGATCC